TAAAGGACGTGTTTCGCCCAACCTACCGGGTTCTTGTAGCCACGGCTCTGGCCTAGGTGGATCAAGTCCTGCAGGTTCTGGGCTTTGCCCTGCTCGCGGTAGCGGCTGCGAAATCCGACCTCCTGCAGCTCACCCTCCACCACCTTCAGCTCACGCACCTCAGCGCGGAACTGATGCCCACATTCGTGGCAGGCCTGGGCGGTGCTGGCAGCAGTGGCGAAACACTTAGGGCAGACCTTGACGCTTGGTGCCGACTCACGGTCGCGCTTCTTCACGCCATCAAGGCTCCAGTCGCGATCCTCCAGGTGATGGCCTAGCCGCAGCGTGTTGCCGACATGGTCAAGCACAACCGCCACCTTGTCGCCACTGGGCCTGAGGCATCGGCCGATCATCTGCAGGTGCAGGGCAACCGACTGCGTGGGCCGCAGCAGGATGCAGCCGCCAACAGATGGCACGTCAACGCCTTCACCGATCAACGCGCAACTGGTCAGCACCTTGAGCCGGCCGGCGCCGAGGTCCTCCAGCAGGCCGCGACGTGTTGGGCCATCCATGCTGCCGTCAATGCTCGCAGCAGCAATGCCCTGCCGCCGGAACAGGTCCGCCACAGCCTCGGCATGGGCCACTGAGCAGCAGAACGCAATTGCGGTCTGGCCACTCAGGTGCCTGCAGTAGTGGCTGTAGCAGTCGCCATGGATCTCCGTGACGCGCTGCTCGGCTTGCTTGGCGTCGTAGTCACCCATCCGCTTGCGCAGTCCAGCGCCATTGAAGCCAGGTGGTGCCAGCACTTTGGCCTGAGCCAGGAATCCATGGTCTGTCAGCCATGCGGCGCTGGGCCCCAGCACCATGGCCTGGTAGTGCTCACCAAGGCCGCGGCCGTCACCACGCACCGGTGTTGCAGTCACGCCAAGCAGCTTGGCGGCATGGAAATGCTGCACCACCTTGGACCATGTGCCAGCCGTAGTGTGGTGCGCCTCGTCAACCACCAGCAGCTGCAGGAAGTCACGCGGCAGCAGATGCAGCCGCCGGGCAATGGTGCCCACACTGGCTACCTGCACCGCATGGCTGAGATCCATGCCACGGCCTGCAGCAATGCGGCCATGCGGTACATCCATGGCCTGCAGGCTGCGGCTGGCCTGATCCAGCAGCTCCTGCCTATGGACCAGGATGCAGACGCGGTTGCCTTTGCGGGCAGCGGATTGGGCGATGTGGCTGAAAATGCAAGTTTTCCCGCCACCGGTGGGCAGCACCATCAACACTGACTTGTGCCCTAACTGGTACTGCAGTCGAATGTCAGTCACCAGCTGCTGCTGGTATAGGCGGAGGTTCATAGGAGTTTCAGTTCATGGACGTGATACGCACCACTGCCATTGGTCACCTCGATCAATCCTGCCGTCGCCAGGTGCGCTATTCGACGGCTCACACTTGATTGGCTGATATTCCAGTTTTGCTGCAACTGCTGTACGCACGCCACGCCAGGCGCGTAGCGCAGCAATGCTGCAAGGCTCAGATAATCCAATGCCAATTGATCGCCATGGCTAATGCGCAGCTCAAGTAAACGGCGAATGCTGATGGTGGTGGTCATTGCGTAAGTCGTTCGTGCCGTACAAATGCTTGAAAATTAGAGATTGAGTCATAACGATGCAACTGCCCACGTGTTCGATGTACGGCAGCATGGCATTCATCACAAAGAATTTGAACGTTGTCGCGATGATCTATACCGCCATGTTGCGCTTCGAAAATATGATGTGCCTGCAGTGACACTGACGGCCTAATCGTTTTCAATAAGTCACGATGCCTTAAGCATGTCCAGCAAAACTCCTGCATATCACCAGGCACCAGCTCAAATAACTCGCGATTAATCTTGCGACGTGGAGTCTTTAGTTCAGTCGGTTTTGAAATCCACAGATGCCCATGTGTAGGGCAGCGAATCTCGCCATGGTGCTGCGTGTCTGGTCTGAGCTTGAACGGCGATTCTTGCCCGCACTTAGGGCATGGGGCTATCTCCATTGAACCTGGGCGTGATGCTTGGCAACTCTAGCGGAACCCGCTAGCCTGTCAAGCGTCACCGCAGGCGCCATGCCACTCCTCGCCCATCCGTTATCCGTGCAGCTGACCCCAGAGCAGTTGCAATGGCTTGATTCCTGGCGGCCAGCTGGCTTGTCACGATCTGCAACATTGCGTCTTGTGATCCAGGAGGCCATGCGATTCCACCGTGACGGCATCCTGCCGGCCAGCAAGTCGCAGGAGCAGGCATGAAGCCCATCGACTTTGATGAAGCTCGTCGGTTCATTGCCCTGCTCGGCAAGCCGGCCGGTGCCATCCGTCTTCGCGCCTTCCTCCATCGCGACCACCCAGACAAAGGCACCGACAAGGGCCGCAAAGGTGGTGCCTCCAAGAAGCTCATCGAGCAATGGCAAGCCGAAGGTCGTGGCGTCTACGTCGTCATCAACGATGGCGGTGACACCAATGCCGACATCACCGCCTGTCGTGCCTTCTTTGCTGAATGGGACGACCGACCGCGCGAATGGCAGCTCACCGCATGGCAGTCGCTCAAGTTGCCTGAGCCCACGTTTCAGATCAACACCGGCGGCAAATCCATCCACAGCTACTGGGTTCTCACCGATCCGATTACACCGGCTCACTGGGAGCTGGTGCAGGCGCGACTACTCGACTATTGCGATGCCGACCGCAGCATCAAGAACGCCTCGCGCGTCATGCGGTTGCCCGGCAGCTACTACGCCATGGCTGATGGCAGTCTCGGTGATCCGTGCCAGATGGTCACTAGCGCCGGCCATCGCTACACCGTTGCCGACATCGAAGCGGTCCTGCCGTCCGAGGCCTTCTATCAGCACCAGAAGCCAGCACAGCAGCACACCGAACCAGTAGAGCGCAGCATCAGCGACATCCGTGATGCCCTTGCTGTTATCCCGCCACGCACACCAGGTAGCGGCACTTACCACATCTACCGCAACATCTTCTGGGGGCTGATCCAAGCCTGCGGTAGCGCCGACCTCGCCATTGAGCTGATGCAGCAGCACAGCCCGCAATGGCAAGGCCTTGAGCAGATCGCATCCTCAGGTGGTGACCGCATCACCGCTGGCACCTTCTGGTACTGGGCGCGGCATCACGGCTGGAGGCCAGCGACGCCAATGCCTCGGCCGCGTCGGCAGCCATCAGATGGTGAGGTCGTCAACCTGCAGCTCTATGACAAGGCCGGCACCGAATGGCTTGATCTTGCTGTCACCCATGTCTTTAAGCATCCCCGTGACCGCTGGATTTGTGTTGACGGCGTACTCCATTGCTGGAATGGCACGCATTACCAAGCAAGGCCCGACGAGGAGATAGCGCCTGAGCTGGCGGCTTTTCTCTCGTTGCTGCATGTCAGAACCGAAAAGCAGTCGGAACCGGTCTACCCATGGCGCCGTCCCAAATATGTAGATGAAGCCCTGGCATGGATGCGGCGGCTCCTCAAGCCGGTTGATGTCAACCCATCGAATGCCATTAACTGCCGCAATGGCGTGGTGTCTTGGTCATGGTCAGGCCGCAAGCTTGACCTGTCCTTCACACCGCATGACCCGGATGTGGCTTTTACCTACGTCACCGACTACGACTACGACCCTCAAGCCAACGCACAGCACCTATGGCGATTGCTGGAAGCCGTAGAGCCTGGCGACCGTGACACTATCCAGCGCATCCTTGGCAGCGGCCTTGACCTTGCCAAATATCGCGCCACCAGAGGCCGTCCTCGCGCAGTGCTGATGATCGGTGAAGGCAGCAACGGCAAGGACACCATCCGCACGGCGTTGCGAGACACGCTCGGTAGTCGCAATTTCACCTCTTGCACTCTGGCTGATTTTCGGCAGTACGACCAAGGCCGCAAGTTTCCAATCGCGCCGCTTCGTGGTGCATCGGTTAATTGGTCCAGTGAAAACTCGCAATTCGTCAGTATTGACAACCTGCAATCACTTAAGGCCGCAATCAGCGGCGAGGAATTGTCTTACGAGTTGAAGGGTTTGCAGGAGTCTCAGTTTGTGCCGTCCGTGCTGTTTGTGTTTAATTTGAACAAAGATCCATCACTGACTGGTGAGCAGGCTGCCATTGAGACGCGGTTCCACGTGTTTAAGTTCCGCAAAACTTTCATGGCAACACCAACAGAACCGACGCATCTACAGGCAGATCCAAGGTTAAAGGATGACCCATCTTTCATCCAAGAGCAAATCTGCCCAGCGTTCTTAAATTGGCTTCTTGAAGGCATGGCACTCAGTGTTTCGGATGGTATCGACTACGCCACAGGCAACCAGGCCATGCAAGATGTAAGGCGTGGATCTTGCCATCTTTGGGATTTCTGCGATGCCGTCGGATTGACCTGGGATGAAAATGCACAAGTGTCTTGCAAACGCGTTTGGGACGCTCTACAGAACTGGTATCGCGAGGAAGGTTATATCGACGCTGGTGGGCGCTGGCTGATGGATCCGCCGGCTGATCGGACGGTCAAGGCACCGCGGCTACTGATGCCGGCATTGCGGCGGATCTTCCCGAAACTTGCGTCCGACAGAGGCGGCGGAAAGAGTCGCGATCGTCTATTGGTGGGTCTCAGGCTGGATTCATGGGCATGACGTCGGACGCAAGTTGCGTCCGTGTCGGACGCAAGTCGGACGCAAATTTCGGACGCAAAAACCTTGCCCCTATCTACCTTCTTGCCTTGTCGGACGCAAATAGGGGTAAATCAAATCAGATTTTTAGAAAGGGGGGGGATGTTACGGGGTGAACATTTTTTACGTATAGGGGGGGTAAGGGGAAACCCCGTTTTTGCGTCCGCCCAGTGTTTGCAAGGGTTTTGGCGTCCGACTTGCGCCCGATTGCGTCCGAACCCAGTCATGCCAATGGGTTTGGCGTCCGGCGTCACAAGTCGCAACATTTCATGGCAGCAGCGCCATGGATCAGGCACCATGACCCCATGGCTCAGCCCTCTCCTGCCATCGCCTTCTACGTGGACTGCCTTGGCTCACGCCAGCAGCCCAGCGAAGAGGACGCGCTCTACTTCCTGGACCACTTCGATCTGTTCCTCAGCCATTGCCGCAAATACCGCGGCTACACCGACGACCAGATCTCTGCCCTCACCCAATCCGCCGATGAAGTTCGTCGCCTCATGCGCTGATCTCAGCGCCGCCCTCAAAGCCGTCGCCAAAGCCGTTGGTTCCGGCAAGCAGCATCAAGTCCTCAGCGGTGTCCTGCTCACCGCCGAAGCCGATGCCGTGCGCCTCACCACCTATGACCTGGAGACCGGCATCAGCATCGTCATCCCGGCCGCTGTAGAGGCTCCTGGGGCCGCCTGCCCGCCCCATCGGCTGCTGGCGGACCTCGTAGGCCGTCTGGACGGCTCTGGGCCGCTCACAGTGGCCTTAGACGGGCAATCGCTCAAGCTGGCCACCACAAGCGGCTCCTACAGCCTTCAGTCGCACGAAGCCGAAGACTTCCCCACGCTGCCGGTCATCACGGCCGAGCCTTCGGACCTGATCGATCTCGGGCCTGCCATCGCTGCCGTCACCACAGCCGCCAGCAACGATGCCGCTAAGGCCCTGCTGCAAGGCGTACATCTCCACGCTGCAGCTGGTGTGCTCACCCTCGAGGCCACCGACGGCCATCGCCTCGCCATTCGTCAGCTCGACTGGGACGGCACCATCGACCTGGTATTGCCAGCACGGCTGCTGCGCCTATGCCATGGACCGCTGTCCATCGCAGCCGATGGCACCTACGCCAACCTGCAGTTAGCAGGTGGTGCGCAGATCATCTGCCGTCTGCTGCAAGGCACCTACCCTCAGGTGCAAAGCCTCGTACCACAGGACTTCAAGCACACCTGTCAGTTCGACCGCGATGACCTGATCGTCGCCATTCAGCGTGCCGCCATCGTCAGCGGTAACGGCATCATCAAGCTCACCGCCAAGTCCGTCGCCGCAGAATCCGAAGGCTCTGGCGGCAAGGAGACCGTCATCGGCAACGGCACCCTGCCTACACTGGCCTGCAATGCCTCCTACCTCCTGGATGCACTGCAAGGCCTTGACGGTGACGAGGTGGTAATTTCAGCCAATACGGCAACCACCCCCATCGTCATTCGTCCGCTTGATACAATGGAACAGACCAACTTGATCATGCCGGTTCAGATACGTGGCTAGAAAAGGCACCAACACGGAGATCGACGAACGGGTAAATGCCGTTTACGATCTCCTTTTGCGTGCATACAGTAGAACACAAATTGTTCGCCATTGTTCGGAGCAATGGAATGTTGGCGAGCGTCAAGCCGAGAATTACATGGCTCGTGCTCGTCAACTTATGGCGCTAGATGCTGAACTAGAGCGCCCTCAATGGCTTGCTGCTGCTATTGCTCGGCTTCAAGAATATGAACGACGAGCATCTGATAAAAACCAGATCAGTGTTGCTCTGAAAGCCCTAGAAGACCAAGCCAAGCTGCTGCGGTTTGAGATGTCATGAGCCTGCTCGCTGGCATCTGTGAGCCTGGCAGCCTGCTTGGCTTTATGGAGGTCGCCACGCAGCAGGACACCGACGAGCTGCTGCAACGTATCCGCAATGGCCTGCATCCAGGGCAGCTTGCGTTTGTGGATGACACCACCACGCAGATCCTTGGCATCAGTGCTGGCTACGGTGCTGGCAAGACCAGGGCTCTATGCGCCAAGGCGGTGATGTTGGCCGCGGCCAATCAAGGCTTCATCGGTGCCGTGATGGAGCCAACTGGTCCATTAATTCGTGATATCTGGCAGAACGACTTTGAGCAGTTCTTGGAGTATTACGAGATTCCCTACACCTTCCGCGCAAGTCCATTGCCGGAGTACATGCTGCACCTGCCAGGAGGTGACACCAAGATCCTTTGCCGCAGCTTTGAGAACTGGTCTCGCATCATTGGCCTCAACCTTGCCTGGGTATTGGCCGACGAGATCGACACGGTGACGCCCAGCATTGCCAACAAGGCGTTTCCGAAGATCCTCGGCCGCTTGCGTGCGGGCAATGTGCGGCAGTTTGGTGCAGCCAGTACGCCGGAAGGTTTCCGGTGGATGTGGAATACCTTTGGCAGCGACGAGGCCAAGACAAGGTCAGACCGGCATCTGATCAAGATGCGGTCCGCTGATAATCCACACTTGCCGCCAGACTTCATCGAACGGCTTCAGGCAAACTATGACCCGAGCCTGCTGCGCGCCTACCTGGACGGTGAGTTCGTCAATCTCACGACGGGACAGGTCTACGACAGGTTCGACCGCAACAAGCATCTGGTCAATGAGCTGCCAGACACCGACCACGAACCGTTGCGCATAGGCGTTGACTTCAACGTCGGCAACATGTCTGCAGTGATTGCCGTGCGGCTTGGCGCCAGCTTGCTGGTGATCAATGAGATCAGCGGCGCCCATGACACGGATGCCCTGGCCCAGGAGATCGTCAGGCGTTATCCGCGTCGGCGCATGTACGTCTATCCGGATGCCAGCGGCAGCAACCGCAGCACAAACGCAAGCCAGACCGACGTACAGATCCTTGAGTCCTACGGCATGTCCAACCAGTCACCACGCGCCAATCCTCCAGTTCGCGATCGTGTCGCGGCTGTGCAGGCACTACTGGAAAACGGCAAAGGCCAGGTCAGGCTGCAAGTATCAGCAACATGCAAGCGACTGATTGAATGCTTGGAACTGCAGTCCTACACTGACAAAGGCGAACCCGACAAGGATGCGGGATTTGATCACATGAACGATGCCCTTGGCTATCTAGTATGGCGTGAGTTCAACCCATTGCACGCTAGTGCTGGGCGTGGAACTGGCATCCGAATCTATTGAGCTAGCATCATGACAGTAGATGGTTGATCGTGGCCCGTACTTATGCGCGAGATCGACGTGGGCGCTTTAGCAGCACTGGCGCTACGGCCCGCGGCGGAAGGCTGACTACAGCAAGTGGCAGGCGATACACCACTCAAACCAAGCGCATTGGCGGCACTGCACCAGTGGGCACGCTTGGTAAGCGCAAGCGAACAACAGCCAAGACAGCCCCGGCAAGCAATATCAGGGCAACTGGTGGATTGAAGCGCATAGAGCCAGGGAATAGCATCAAATCAACAAGACGCGCAAGGCGCGGGCCATTAGTCGTAAAGGCAAATGCAGTTAGAACATTTAATCCAAAAACGCCAAGGCTGCGCATTGGCCAACTAGAGAGGCAAGCAGATCGCAGGATCAGTGATATAGATAAGTCAATGAAGGACATGAAGCAGTCTGTTTCAAGAATTAAGCAGATCAGTAGTAGGTTTGACCGAATGAATGCCAAGGCGATGCAAGATCGCTTAAGCAAGAGCAGTGCCGATCGCTTTATGGCAGGCATCGAAATCGGCATCCTCGGCACACGGAAGGGGCAAAGGGTAATCCGCCGACGGATGGAAAGAGCTGCAGCTGCAGCCGCTCGTGGCAGCAAGCCAGCAGCTAGGGCTCAACAGATCTATGCCAATCAAATGGCATTCATGGGTTCTGGCAAGGCAAAGGCCGCAAAGAGCAATATCAGGCCAGGTCCTCGCAATACACAAGGACCACCAAAGCGCAAAAGAAGGCGCAAGGCAAAGTAGACTGATTCCGTTGTCATGAATCCATGGAACAATTAAGCACCGCGATCGACGCCATGATTGAAGGGGGCATGAATGCCGCTGAAGTTATTGGCTACCTTGAACTCCTGAAGCACGACTTAGTTTTGCAGGTTCTTGAAAGCGAGGATGACGAAGAATGAGCAATCCTGCCATTACTGCCGTTGGGCGGCTACTCAAGCCAAAGGGAAATGAGCCTCGCATTCATCGCATTATTAAGGTAAAAGCAGATGGCACCACCAAAACCGTAGTTAGTCGCCCCATCTAGCCATGTATTCTGGTTCCCGCCAATACGATCGGCCCATTGCACGCCGTACCGTTGCAAGGATCAATGATCCAAGCACAGCATGGTTTGCACAGGAGCCTCATTGGATCTTGATTGAAGATTTGATGAGCGGCACCTATGGCATGAGGCGCAAACATCGCCGCTATCTACCGCAGGAACCACGGGAGCAGGACGAGTCCTACGACAACCGCCTAGCGCGTAGCGTCTGCCCACCGTTCTACCAGCGGCTTGAGCGGATGCTGGCCGGGATGTTGATCCGCAAGCCGGTCAAGCTCAATGATGTCAATGATGCCATCCGCGAGCAGCTGTTTGACGTAGATCTCCAAGGCAATGACCTCAATGTTTGGACATACGAAACAGCCCGCAAGCTCATCAGATACGGCCATGTTGGTGTGCTTGTTGATGCACCAGCCGCTGGCCAGCAAGGTCGTCCGTACTGGGTTGCATACACCCCACGCGAAATCCTTGGCTGGCGTACTGAATTGATCGAAGGCCAGCAGCAGCTGGTTCAGTTACGCCTTCAGGAAACAGTAACCGTCCCTGATGGTGAATATGGCGACAAGCTGGTCGAGCAGATCCGGCTCCTAACGCCTGGCGCATATGAGCTGCACCGCAAAACTGATAAAGGTGATTTTGAACTATTTGAGCAGGGCTCTACAAGTCTTGATCGGATTCCTTTTGCCGTGGCCTACGCCAATCGTGTGGCGCTGCTGGAATCCAGGCCACCGCTAGAGGACATCGCAGAGCTGAACCTAAAGGCATATCAAGCGCAGTCGGACCTTGATAACCAGCTTCATATCAGCGCCGTACCGATGCTGGCCTTCTTTGGTTTCCCAAGCAGTGCCGAAGAAGTATCGGCTGGACCCGGTGAAGCCATTGCATTCCCTGCTGAAGGTCGTGCTGAGTACATCGCGCCACAGACCGGGGCATTTGATGCGCAGTTCCGCCGACTGGACCAACTGGCAGCACAGATCAATGAACTAGGCCTATCGGCAGTGCTGGGCCAGAAGCTCAGTGCTGAAACCGCTGAAGCCAAACGCATCGACCGCAGCCAAGGCGACAGCACCATGATGGTGATCGCGCAGCAGGTGCAGGACATGATCGACAACTGCCTGTCTTTCCATGCGCAATATCTCAATATCACGCAAGTCGGCAGTAATTATGTCAACCGTGATTTCTTGGGCAGCAGGCTTGATCCGCAGGAGATCACTGCATTGCTGCAGCTTTATACGGCTGGCACCATTACACAGGAAACCCTATTGACGAACCTGGCGCAGGGCGAAGTGCTTGGCGATGACTTTGATGTTGAAGAAGAGCTAGAGGCAACGCAGCAGGGCGGCCTAATCATGATGGAGCGACCGCAAAATGTAGCTGAGACGACATCCATCCCAGCCGAATCACCTGATATGGAGGACATGGATGTCACGACATGAGCGACACGCCAGCAGCATTCTTCCGCAATGCGATTGATCTGAACCGATACAGCAACAGTGTCGCCAGGCGCATCATTAATGCCTATAACGACATCATTATTGATGCTGCAAATCAACTGCGCACAATTGATGACCTCGCCGCACCGGTCAAGGCAGCACGCCTACGGGCAATACTGGCGCAGCTGAAGGCAAGCCTTGATGGCTGGACTGGTGACGCAACGGAGATTACAGCATCTGAGCTGCAAGGCATTGCGCAGCTGCAGTCTGAGTTCGTGATAGATCAACTACGGCGTGCATTGCCGCCTGGTGAGCGCAGTATCGTCCGCACGGTAGAAATCAGCCCGCAATTTGCGCAGTCAGTAATCACCACGGACCCGACGCAGATCAATGTGGTTGCGCTATCGGACGACCTGTTAAAATCGGTTTACGGCACTGAAGCATTAGTCCGCCAAGCTGGCACTGGTGTGTTCAACCTCACCGCAGCGCAAGGCGCCACGATCACGCTTCCTAATGGAGAAGTCGTGACGAAAGCATTTCGTGGCTTGGCGGTAGATCAAGCAGAACGATTCAGCCAGGTCGTACGCAATGGCCTGCTAACAGGCGAGCCAACGCCTGATATTGTGCGCCGCCTGATCGGTAATCTTGAATTTGGCGAAGAGGCCAAGAGCGTCCGGCAGTTAGTGCAGTCAGGTGGTGAACTAACGAAAGTGGCCAACAATCAGATCAATGCCATCGTTCGCACCAGCATCAATCAGGTATCTAATGCCGCAAGCCAGCAGGTTTATGAAGTAAACCAAGACATCACGAACAAGTATCGCTATGTCGCAACGCTGGACAGCCGCACCAGTGCAATCTGCCGGGCGCTGGATGGCCGCCAGTTTGAGTACGGCAAAGGTCCGACCCCGCCACAGCACTTCAACTGCAGGTCTACGACGGTTCCCGTGATTGACTACGAGGCACTGGGCTTTCCTCCACCGCCAGGCGGCAGGCGCGCTTCAGCAGACGGCCAAGTGCCTGCTGATATGACCTACGGCGAATGGCTGGCAAAGCAATCAAAGGCACAGCAGGAGGAGATCCTGGGCAAAGGTAGGGCTCCATACTTTGAAATGCTGAGCCGTAAGTACGGGCCTAAGGATGCCATTGCTAAATTTGTGCGCGATGATGGGTCAGAGCTAACCTTGCAGCAACTGCAAAAACGCTATGGATCTGCGCTATAGCTATGTCGATGGTCGGAAGGCTTCAGATTTTGTAGATCACAACGGCACTGAAGCCAGGCTTGTCCAATACCCTGATGGATCCACCGCATGGCTTGATCGGTCTGGCGTACCATTGATTGAGACGCCTGTTGATGATGCCCAAAAAGAAGACGGACAAGGTGGCGAAGGTAATGAGGGAATACAAGCAGGGAACCCTCCATACCGGCAAGCCGGGGCCAGGAAAAGGTCCAAAAGTCAAAAGCCGGAAGCAGGCGATAGCGATCGCGTTGAATGAAGCCGGCAAATCACGCAAGGGGAAAAAGTAATGGCCAAGCCAGGGCTTTATGCCAACATCCACGCAAAGCGCAAGCGCATTGCAGCAGGCAGTAATGAACGCATGGCGCGCAAAGGCGAAGCAGGCCGACCTACGGCTGCTGCATTCAAAGCAGCTGCTAAGACTGCAAAGAAGCCAAAACGCAAATGACCATTACATATCGTGGCGAACAGTTTGATGGCTACAACAAGCCAAAGCGCACCCCAAACCATCCGAAGAAGTCCCATGCGGTACTTGCCAAGGAAGGTGATCAGGTCAAGCTGATTAGGTTCGGTCAGCAGGGCGTATCAGGCTCACCAGCGCAAAAAGGAGAATCAGCAGCAGACAAGGCCAGAAGGGCATCATTCAAAGCGCGACACGCCAAGAATATTGCTAAGGGCAAAATGTCAGCCGCGTATTGGGCAGATCGCGAAAAGTGGTAACCTTTGCTTGCAACTAACCCTGCGGGTTGTCAATGTCCGAAGAAAATCAAACCCAGGAGCCTGCGGCAACTGGGTCGATCAATGCCGATGCACTGCAGCGCAGTGTCGAAGCACTAGAAGCCAAGAACCGAGAGCTGATTGCTGAATTGCGTGCTGCCAAGAAAGGGCCAAAGGTCCCTGACGGCGTTGATGTCAATGAATTGCTGGAGTTCAAGCGCACCTATGAGCAGCAGCAGCTTGAATCGCAAGGCAAATACCAAGAGGCCAGGCAAGCCCTAGAGCAGCAATATCGTGAGGCCACAGCCCAGAAGGATCAACGCATTGCAGAGCTAGAGGCTCGCGTGCGGGAGCTGGAGCTGGTGACGCCTGCTATCACGGCATTAGCTGAGATCGTCCATGACCCTGACATGGTCTTGAAGACCAAGCTCAAGCCAGAGGCAATTGAACGGGATCCTGATGGCACCGTTGTGGTCGTCAATGGGTATCAACGCACGCCTGTGATCGAATGGGCCAAGTCATTGCCGGCCTGGATGCAGAAGGCGCCCAAGCCGCAAGGCAGTGGTGCACCAGCAGGTCGCAGCACTGGCGACATCGCTGGCATCAAGAATCCGTTTGCGCAAGATACGTTTAACCTGACTGAGCAAGCAAGGCTATTCCGAACCGATCGTGATCTATACGATCGCCTCAAAGCTGCTGCTATGCGGTAGTATTTCGGTAACTAGCTGCGCTGGTAAGGGCTGCGCCCAATCCTGTACACCATTTCCGTGAACCATCATGGCGACTCTTCGCTCTGATGTCATCATCCCAGAGGTTTTCACTCCTTACGTCATCGAGCAGACCACTCTCCGCGATGCCTTCCTGGCAAGCGGCGTGGTGCAGCCGATGGCTGAGCTGAATGCCACTGAAGGTGGTGACTACGTCAACGTTCCTTTCTGGAAAGCCAACCTGACTGGCGACTTTGAAGTGCTGTCTGACAGCACCTCGCTGACGCCCGGCAAGATCACTGCTGACAAGCAGGTCGGCGTGATCCTGCATCGTGGCCGCGCCTTTGAGGCTCGGGACCTTGCAGCAATTGCCGCAGGCTCTGATCCCATGGCTGCCATCGGCGCCAAGGTGGCCGACTATGTAGCCAACCAGCGACAGAAGGATCTGATCAAGTGCCTTGAGGGCGTGTTCGGCAGCCTCACCGGCTCCGACAGCCCGGCATTCTCGGCGCTTCGCTTCGACACCAGCGGCATGACCGCTCTCGGCCCCCGCCAGGTAGCCAAGGCTCGCAGCCTGCTGGGCGATCAAGGCGACAAGCTGACCGCTGTTGCCATGCACTCTGCCGTCTATTACGACCTGGTGGAGCGCAAGGCCATTGACTACGTGACCAACACTGAAGCCCGTGGCGGCGGCACTGTTGCTACAACCGGCATCGCTCCGGTGTTTGCTGGCAGCATCCAGAACGCCTATGGCGAAGTGACCGTGCCGACCTACATGGGTCTGCGCGTGATCGTGTCGGATGACCTGACGCCGACCAGCACCAACTATCCGGTGTACTTCTTCACCCAAGGCGCTATCGCCTCTGGTGAGCAGATGGCAATGCAGACCGAAACCGACCGCGACATCCTCGCCAAGAGTGATGCCATGTCGATCGACCTGCACTATTGCTACCACCCGATCGGCGCTAAGTGGACAGTGGGCACGGTCAACCCGACACAAGCCCAGCTGGCTACGGTTGGCAACTGGACCAAGGTGTACGAAACCAAGAACATTGGTATCGTGCGCACTACCGTTACTTCCAACTTCTGAGGTGATTAGTCATGGCACAACCCTCTCAGTTTGAAGTAAGCACTCAGGCGTATTTGACAGCCACCTGCAACATGGTACTCAATACCGCTGTTGTAGATCAGGTGTTCTTTATCGCCGCTGAGCCGCTTGAGGTGGTCGAGGTTCACGAGATCCATGCCACCAAGGGCACGGATGCTGGTGATGTGCTCGCAACGATTCGTCGCTGCCAGGGCACAGAAGCCGCCACTGCTGGAGACGACTTGCTTGGTGCAACCAAGATCAACCTCAAGGGTGAAAACAATACCCTTCAGAGCCCTGAATTGACGAGCACCACTGCTGATCTGCGGCTGGCTGCTGGCGACCGCCTGGCGCTTGACATCACTGGCACGACCACGGCCGTTGCTGGTGCACAGGTGACTGTGCTGCTTAAGCGCATCTGATGGGCATGTTCGCCTTTCGGCGACTGCGTGAACGTGAGGCTGCCTCTACCGAGGTGGCCTCTGTTCCTGCACAGGAGCCACTTACACTGATACCAGAGGATCAGACCGATGGCCGTAGTCATCAACGCAACCGTAGGGTCAGCAAGCGCCAATTCCTACCTGACGCTGGCTGATGCCCAGGCCATCGTTGATGGTTTCGTGGAAGATGCTGACATAACTGCATGGGCGTCAGCAACGACCGATCAAAAGAATCGTGCGCTGTACACCGCAACGCAACGCCTTGATCGTGAACGCTTTCTAGGTGCTAGGTCAACTGATACGCAGGCGCTGCAGTGGCCGCGCACTGGCGTGCGTAAGCCTGATACCTACATCAATACCTACGCCGTGGGGTTTCCGTTCAGGATCACGACGGATTACTTTGACGATGATGAGATCCCAACCCAAATCAAATATGCGCAGGTTGTGTTGGCAGTGTACCTGCATAACAATCCTGACAGCCTTGGTTTAAGCGGACTAGAGGATTACAAGAACGTCAAAATCGGCAGCATTGACGTAACGCCAAATCTTGGCTTTGGTGCCGTCGGCGCCGATAAAGTCCCGCCGATCATGGAAAGGTATCTGACTGGGCTTAGGATAAGTGGACCCGGTAACTTTGCTATTCGCAGGAGCTGACCATGGATCGCGCCTACAGTCTTGGCTTTGAGTACATCAGCGACACCAATGCCCATGCAGGCCGCTTCTGGCAGCTTTATGCCGTAGCAGATGCAGTGATCGCATCAGCAACAGTTGCAAACCAAACCGGTAACGCATTCACGTCAGTGCCGCTCAATGCTGGCGACAGCATCATGGGCGTTTTCACCAGTGTCACTCTCGCCAGCGGCAAAGTTGTCGCCTACAAAATATGAGCAGCTACTCAGCCATTTGGGGCGTTGATTACGCCAAGGGTGGAACATTCATCTCTGACACTGATCCGCATACCGGCCGCTGGTGCGCAATTCATTTCACCAGCAACACGCAGGTGCAAGACATCACGGCAGTGAACTACGACGGCAACACCCTGGCAGGGCAGACCTTCAATGCCCATACGACCCTTTATGGTGTGTTCACCAGCATTGAGCTGCAGAACGGTCACTGTGTCGCCTATAGGCTCTAATGGCACTTGCACCTCCGCTACAAAAGGTCGCCAGCAAGCTGATGGCTCGGTTCGGCGGTGAGGCCACCATCCGAACCGTAACGCTAGGCGTCTACAACCCAACCACCGGCGCAGTCAGCGAAACAACGACTGATGTCGTCGTCCGTGGTGTACTGGAAGATGTCAAGGCACGAGAGGTCAATGAGTTAGTGCAAGCCGGCGACAAGCGGCTTATGGTCGCTGCAGTTGACGTTGCGGCAACACCAAGCACTGCCGATCGCGTGCTGATTGGCGGCATCAGCCATCAGGTGATCAGTGTTGCCACGATTGAGCAGGACAACATGCCGATCACCTATGAGCTAATCCTGAGGGCTTGATCATGACGCGCCGCATCGACCTATCGCAGATCGGCAGCTTCTCTCAGGAGAAGTATGAGCAGCTGCTGCGGGTGGTGGTGTTTGAGACTGATTCGAGACTCAAGCAAGAAAGCCCCGTCGATACCGGCCGATTTCGCATGAGCTGGGCAATTAGCGAACAGGGCACGCCTGGCTATGACGCGGGGCCACAGGATGGATCTACCGCCATCACGCCGCCTCGACGACTGGACTACCAAGTTGAGCGCGCTGGAGGCGTCTATCACATTCACAACAATCTGCCCTACGCCGAACCGCTGGCCAATGGCCACAGCCGACAGGCCCCAGCCGGCTGGACGGATCGCATTGCCCGCGAGATGACCGCATGGGCGCGTCAGACCGCTGATGCAATCGGGAGGCGTGACTAATGGCGGCAGTCAATCTCAACACCATCCGCGCCACTGTTGAAGGCAGGCTCGCGACGGAGCTTGCAGCGGCACCGGCTATTCCGGTGGTGTTTCACAACCAGCCCTACACTCCAACACCTAGCAGCAGCTGGGTGCAATGCCTGGTGAGCTTTGGCAGCAACAACTACCTCACGATGGGCGGCACCACCGGCAGCAGCAACAGCGTGATCGGTGTTGTCGTGATCAATATCTTTACGGCCAAGGGTGTAGGACCAGGCGCTAACTACGCCATCGGCAAACGCATCCGCGACCTTTACAATAGAGTCATTGTTAGCGGTGTTCATTTTGACCCGCCAACCGGCCCAGAGGTGGTGGCTGCGCCAGCTCCAGAGGGTTATTTCCAGTCACAGGTCAGAATGACCTTTGAAACCTACGAGGACCTCTAGCCATGGCTTTCTATCGAGGGCAGCAAGGCAGCGTCAAATTTGACGACGCCGGCACCACTGCAGCTGCTATCGCCAGTACACGTTCCTGGTCGATGACCGTTGAGAAGGAATCGCTGGACACTACGGCACTAGGCGCTACCTACCGAGCCAATGTTGGCGGCTTGATCAGCGGCAGCGGCACTTGTGAGCTGATGTACACCGCCACCACCAGCGATGAAACCAATGCGTTCATCGAGATGATCAATACCGCCAATGATGAAGGTGCAGCCCTGTTTGAGCTGTATCTTGACACCAGCGGCACCAAAAAAATCACCTTTGATGGTGTCATCACCTCTGCTGAGTATTCAGCTACTGTGGGTGAAATCGAAGTGATCACCATCAACTTCGTGGCTAACGGCGCAATCTCTCTCGACATCTGATCATGGCTTTTTATCGCGGGCAACAAGGCACAGTCTTCTTTGATAAGGCTGGCAGCGGCGGCCTATCCGAAATCGCTGCTGTGCGCTCCTGGTCGATGACCGTCGAGAAGGAGTCCTATGACGCCACCGTGCATGGCGCCACCTATCGCGCCAACATCGGTGGATTGATCAGCGGATCAGGCACCATTGAGGTCATGTACGACGCCCCAGGCGCCGGCGACAAGCTGGACCTGATCAAGGACGTCAACCAGGTCACCGACGAAGCCGACGCATCGGTTGAGCTTTACCTAGATGAAACCGGCGGCAAAAAAATCACAGGAACCATTGTGGTTACCAGCACTGAATACAGTGCTACCGTTGGAGAGATCGAAATTGTAACCATCAATTTCGTATCTAGCGGAACCCTTACCCTGAGCATTTAATGCCTGCTGCATCCACGCGCCCTGTTGACTTGCTCACGGGCGCTTTTGATCTCAACCAACGCCGTAAGTTCACCATTAGGAACGATGCTGGCGATCCGGTGATGGACTTGTATTTCAAGCCGATCACTAGATCTGATCGCAAAAAAGCCACGACCTTGGCTGGTTCAGATGAAGCCCTAGAGATCAGCACGCAAATGCTGTGCCAGATTGCTGAACTTGAGGATGGCACCAAGGCATTTGCAGCTGCCGATGCAGCCAAGCTGCAACGGGAACTGCCGGAGCGCGTGCTGAACGAACTGGAGCTATTCCTGTTCGGCCTTGGTGGTGATGCCAGCCTGGAAGAAGCAAAAAAAGACTAGAGGGAGACTCGTGGCTATTCTTCGAGTTCTTCCTTGCGACTGAACTCGGCATGACAGTGAGTCGGCTTCGCACCGAACTGACTGATGCCGAGTTTGTTTATTTTGCTGCTTACTATGAAGTGAAAGGCGAACGCGAGAAAAAAGAACTAGACAAGGCACGCCGGCGGTAGACTGTAAGGACAGGAGGCAGTGCCATGGCTGTTGCGGTTGTTGATGTACGCGTTGATAGTTCCAGCGCAATCAATAATCTGCGGCGGCTTGATCAGGCGTCCCAAAGCAGCCAAAGAGCCCTAGATGGCTTGGCGCGGCAGGCTGCCGGCATTGGCGCGGCATTAATTGGCGGGCTTGCGATTGATCGCATCATTCGAGACGTTTCTGTATTAGACCGCAACATAAGGCGTCTTGGCACCGTCGGAATGGATGTCGCCAAGATCAGCCCAGCTCTTGAAAAGCTAAGCAAAGATCTTGGCGGTGTTGCCAATGTTGCAGAGCTTGCGGCTGCGTCATATCAAGCTGCGTCTGCTGGTTTTAGTGATACTGCCGGCAACATTCAAATTCTTAATGCCGCTACAAAGGCGGCAATTGGTGGACTGGCAAGTTCCGAGGCTGTTACTGAAGTCTTGGTTAAAACTTTGAATGCTTATGGCATGTCAGGATCTAGAGCTTTTGAGGTGACAGACAGCATCTCAAAGGCAGTAGAGCTTGGCAATCAAGAATGGAGCGATTACACATCACAGTTAGGAAGAGTTGTTTCATCTGCAGCGCTGGCTGGCGTCAGCATTGATGAGCTGAATGCGTTTATTGCAGCGGCAACCAAGAATGGTGCAACGGCTGAGGTTGCATTTACTGGGTTGAGTGCAGTGCTTAACACGCTTCTGCAGCCAACCAAAGAAAGCCAGACGGCAGCCGCAAAACTTGGTATTGCTTGGAATTACGGCGGACTTCAGGCTCGCGGCTTTACCGGGTTGATGGCCGACCTGGCCAAGGCCATGGAAAGGGACAAGGAGACATCGGCCAGATTGCTTGGCTCCCAAGAAGCAATGCGCGGCGCCTTTGCTGCTAATGCCAAGAGCGGTAGAGATTTCAGGATGGTTCTTGAAGAATTACAAAAAGCCAGTGGGAAAACAGATGCAGATTTTCAGACAATGCGTGGAAGCCTTGAGAACACAGTCAAGGCACTTGATACATCATTTCAAGACTTAAGCGCGGCATTGTTTAAGGCGTTTGGACCGACAATTGTTATTACCTTACGCGATTTAACCAAAACCGTAGACAAGTTTGCTGGAGCAATCAATTCGGTTCCGCAGCCAGTCTTAAATGCTACTGGCGAAACGATTAAGTTCATCATCCAGCTCACGCTTCTACAGAAAGCCCTTAATGGCATCATTGCATTACGGGCAGCATTTGTCGCCGCAAATGTCGGCATGGCCGGCTCAATGGCGGCAGCTAACACGGCAGCAGTGGCGGCGCCTAGTGCATTTGCTTTGTATACAAGCAATACTCAAGCATTAACAACTGCTGCCACTGCAGCTACGCCAAGACTGGCAGCATTGGGTGGTGTATTAAGGAATCTTGCCGCTATCGGGGCAATTGCAATTGCTGTCAATGTTGCAATTTATGGATTTGAAGAACTAAGGAAATTACAGGCTGAGCTGGATAGATTGCGCGGCAAAACGCCTGGCGGTATCCCCGCTAGCGGAGTCTTCCCTGGTGAGACGCGCGAGGGACTGCTCAGAAGGCAACAGCAACAACGGGCGCAGATTCCTATTTTAGAAAAGCAAATCGCAGAGCAAAAGGCAATTGTTGCCGTTGCGGGGCAATTCAGCCTTGCAGGAAGACAGCTGCAGGTGCTGCAAGCCAGGCTTGCAGAAGCATTTCAAGTCATCAATGCCGATGCAAGTCGGCTGCCAAGCGCCACACAACGCCGGCCGCAGCCTCCCGCAAGGCAGCAGGTGCCGCCAAAAGGCGAAGCACCACCGAGAACGCGACTGGACATGCAAGACGTGATTGGTGGCGAAATATTGGCAGGCTTGCAAATGCGCCAAGCGCAAGCCGCGACACAAAAACAACTACAGCTTAATTTTGCCACACAAGAAAAGCTAGGAGAAGTTGAAAAAGCAAGGATAAATTATTTGTATGAATACTATGATCAACAGCTTGAGATTAAGGCAATCCAGCAAACCATAGCAAAACGAGAAGAGTATAGGAATACACTGGTAGAGAGTCAACTTCGCAAAAATGCAACCGCTGCCGAGCGTCAAATAGCTTTGAGAAATGTCTTAATGGAGGAAGATAAGCTACGTGCTCAAATAAACGTAAGGCAAGAAGGGCTAAATAGGCTGACTGCTGCGCACCAAGGAGAACTGATTGCCATCCAGCAATCGCAAGCGAAGGAGCTGGAAGCAGGTGACGCAAAAGTACAGCAACTGCAAGATGAGCAAGACCTACTCCGCGCTCGGCTCACCGGCAATGAGGCGGAGGTCATGTTGAAGCAGCAGCTGCGCGACATCACTAAAGACATGACGCCTGAGCAAATAGCGCAGGCCAAGGCTCTTATTGATGGCAACGAAGCCCTGAAAAAGCAGCTTACGGTTGCTGAACAGATGAAGTCCATCTATGCCGACATTGGCATGTCGATCAAGGACAGCGTGGTTGGCGCCATTCAAGGCGCTATTGATGGCACCAAGAGCTTGCAGGAGGTCGCCAGCAACCTGCTTAGCTCCATCGCCAACAAGATGCTTGATATTGCCGTCAACATGGCGCTGTTTGGCGTCATGGAAGGCACCGGCACAGGCGGTGGACTGCTTGGCGGACTGTTCAAAAAGCGCGCCATAGGCGGTAGCGTCACCGCCGGCCAGCCTTATCTCGTCGGCGAGAAGGGTCCTGAGCTGTTCATGCCAGGTCGCAGCGGCGGCATTGCACCTGCAGGCAGCTTTGGTGGTGGCACCAACGTAGTGGTCAACGTAGATGCAAGCGGCAGCAGCGTTCAGGGCAATGAAGCCCAAGGCCAAGCCCTGGGACGCGCCATGGCGGCAGCTGTTCAGCAAGAATTGATCAAGCAGAAGCGACCTGGAGGACTGCTGGCCTAATGGCTACGTTTCCCGCAATTGCGCCGGCCTATGGCGCCACCAAGAACAGCGCACCCAAGGTACGCAAAACGCAATTTGGCGATGGCTATGAGCAGCGCATCAAGTTTGGCCTAAATCAAAACCCCAAGACTTGGGACCTGTCGTGGAACAACATCACGGAGGCCAATGCAGATACGATCGAGGCATTTCTTGATGCACGCGCTGATGACGGTGATTCGTTTGACTGGACACCACCAGGCGAACCATCGAGCTCAAAATGGGTCTGCGAAACATGGCAAAAAACCATTCCATACACAGGCAGGGCAGTGATCACCGCAACATTCCGCCAGGTATTTGAACCCTGATGGCCATACCAACTTCTGAACTGCAGGGGATTTCACCGAGCAGCATCATTGAGCTGTTTGTGCTGGAGCTGAACGCTCTGCAGCACGGCGCTGCCGCCACCTACCGCTTTCATGCCGGCACCAACCTGGTTAATAACGGCGACGTGGTCTGGGCAGGCAATACTTACCAGCGGTTTCCCATCGAGGCAGACGGCTTTGAGTACAACGGCCAAGGCACTTTGCCAC